GGCTGGGTGCAAAACTGGGCGACCATGGAAAAACCAGTGATGTGGAAGTCAGGAGAAAAAAATGCCATATCCCCACAATTTCAAAAAGCCAAAGATGAAGCGTTCCGTCAGCGTGAAGAACTGGCAAGTAAGGCTGCTGCCAAAGCAGGGTGGATCATGCATCAGACCCATTTAATGCCACATCCCTACTTGGAAAAGAAAGGTTTTCCAGAGGAAAAGATGGCAGTCTGGGATTCAGCAGAGGGCGAGAACCGCCTAGTCATTCCAATGCGGAGGGATGGCAAAATAGTCGGATGCCAACTGATCAATGGCGAGGGGGAAAAGAAGTTCCTCTACGGACAGACCACCAAGGGGGCATCGTTCTGCATTGATGCAAAAGGCACTCCTATTTTCTGCGAGGGTTTGGCTACTGGGCTTTCGATTCAGGCGATCATGAGAGCAAACAAAATCAGATACTCGATTTATGTGTGCTTTAGTGCAGGAAATATGAAGGAGGTAGCGAGTCGCATCCCCAATGGGATCATCGTGGCTGACAATGACCCCAGTGGTGTTGGCGAAAGTATTGCCAAAGCGACAGGCAAACCTTATTGGCTCTCCGAGACAATCGGGGATGATTTCAATGATTATCATCAGAGGGTAGGCTTGTTTGTTGCATCTCAGTCATTAAAACGACTCTTTTACTGAGAACTGAAAGGATGGATAGATTAGATTCTATCCCTCCCCAGTATTCCTTACCCAGCAATGTAATGAACTTTGCTTCAATCTGCCTGACCCTTTCTCTAGTTAAAGCATACGGCTTACCTGCTTCTACCATTGTCATACCACTGCTGAGTCGGTTCACAATGTCCCAATACATATCAATATTGTATGTATGACCTTTGTAAACCTTTACAAAATCTTCTTTACTGGGAAAATCAATTAGTAGAAAAGGGGTTTCCCCCTTTCCCCTAATTGGAACTTTACCCTTCGATAGTCTTAGGTTCATTTTTCTTTTCTACTTCGGTTAGTTTGCTTATTAAGTATTCAACCCTATCATTCCACAACTGGGAATCTACTGACTGAGGCCATGGAATTAGTGATTCTTTTGCAATATCTACTGGGGTTTCTACTTTACTCACCACTGGGATCTCCTTCGTTTACTTCGGTATCAAGAACTTCTTCGTTTTCCTGCAGTTTTAACTGGTCATAGGCATAGTCTTCGGGATTATCTCCGCTATCACAATCCACAGTAATAGTCACAGACCTACGCAAATGAAAGGTAACATCGTATTGTTTAAGCATCTTCGACCTCCTCTGCAAACCATTCTAGGTCAATACCAATTAAATAAACTACTTGCCCATCTCTTAATTTGACAGGGCAAAAAGCATGACTATCAGGGTCTTCTCCAGTATCAACCTCATACGCACCTTCGAGGTCTTCTGCACTTAGGTAGATAACATCCTCAAGATTGTCGTAAACAGACCAACTCTTGCCAGCAGGAATAGTTAATCCTTGTTCTGCCAAGTCTTTACGCATACGCACTGGCTTTGCGTCATCATCCAGTTCAGATAAATACTCTTTTCTTGGCTCTTTGTGGAAAGTAACAATCATGTTCCCTTGTTTATCCCAGTCCATAGACCAGTCTTTATGCCCATATTGCTCTTCGCAATACTCATCCAACAAATCGCTGTCATACATACGATATCTCCTTACATTCGATTAACGCTACTGTTTCGTTATCTTCACAGACCTGCTCTACTACATTAGGTAGCCAGTCGCTAGGCGGTGCATCCGTATCTGCAATGGTTATTTCCATTACCACTTTGTATTTAAGCATCTTCAACCTCCCCTACATAAACTTCTTCGTAGATTGATTTGATAACTTCGCCTTCATGCTCGTCAGCACAGTATTGAATTACATCTTCAACTGTAAATTGACCTACATGGATGATCCTGCCTGAAACAAACTCCACCATGTAAACATTTTCAAAATCTGAGTCATAACTCATTTTCTTCCTCCTCCAAACAGTTAATCTCATGGGTTTCTTCTTCCCCATAAACCACTTCTGAATCTTCGTAGTCGTTTTTGCCAAATCGTTTGTATGCTTTCTTTTCAGCATCCTTTTCGTTCTTGGCATCTACCTCGACTGTATAGACAGTGGTTTCATTTCTTGCTATCAATACCTCGTATTTACGCATCTTCTTTCTCCTGCTCGGTGTAGTCTTCCCAGTCTGCATAAGATTCAGCGATATACATCTCTTCATTTATATCTTCAGGGATATTGTCTTTGACCCACTGGACTGGTGATTCACCATCAGGAAAGTCAAGGGAATAACCCTCGTCTTCCCCATCTTCCCATTTGCCACAGAAAGCACAACCACCTTCAAAGTAGTAGGCTCGGATGGAGTAACCCATCTCAACCAGTGTGGCATAGGCATCCAAAGGAGGACTCCAAGCAGACTGGAAGTTTACGAACATAGAATTATCTCCATTCAACTCTGCCTTATCTCTTGAATCGTCCCAACCAATGTCCCACTTTGTTCCCCAGTTTTGCACTCGCCAGTCCCACCATGCCTGTTCAGGATCAACAAACTCAGGCTCAGGCTTGCCAGTAATGTGACTGGCATCGAATGTAGGCTTGACCTTGACCTTTGTATAGTCAGGCTCAGGCACAAGGGTAGATAAAAATTTCCCCTTGTTCCAAGCGTTAAGGGCTTTCTTCATCATCTTTTTATCAGGATGAGAGATATACAGATTGTTGTCGCACCAATTAGGCATTGTGTTCTCCTAGCAGATTGTTAGTAATGCGGTTAAAAAACTCTTTGTCGATTGAATCTTTGATTCGCATCTCCGTGGTTTGAGCATCAGCCAAAATACTGTTATCAGATTGAACTCCTTCAAAATGTTTAACTTCAGCAAGGTGTAATGCTTCCTCACTGCTCTTGGCTTCTACTTCATACTCGTAAACCCAATACTGGGTTTCATTCACTTGCACTGTATATTTCAAGATAATCTCCTAGCAATTTCATCTTCAATCGCAAAGACAAGGATGATGTCTTTCATCCCCATCCCTGCACTCTTTACTTCTTGCAACATAACCCTTAACTGGGTCAGCGTTTTGCCCTTCAAATCCATGATTACCAACTGGCTTGATAGTAAAACTCAAAAGACTGAGGTAATTCCAATGCCTTTTCAATGCCCTCAATGGTGTCTTTTAGGTCTTGGAAATACCACTCGTCTTTCTCATACGATCCAAAGAAGAATCCTGCGGTAGGCTCTAATACTTCATGGTCAGGCTTTTCCAATGCTTCATGGCACAAATCGACCAATTCCTGCAACTGCTCTCTTGATACATAAGACTCCTGACATTCGTCTTTACCATCTTGGCATCGCCTTACGAACCACCCATGAATAGCGTTTGCCTTCCTCCATCCCATCGCTTCAATGGATACTTCCTTGGCAACAAAACTAGCACCATGAAAGCGTTTGCTCTTATCGCTTGGTATGCCCAGTAATTCGTTAATGCCATCAGAGATAGGCTCGTCAGCATCCCTATACAAATAGCGTTTAGCACTTAAATACATATCTAATCCCATAACATTCTCCTAGCAGAGTTAAATTAAATGATTACCGAAATGGCAATCCCTATGCCCCAAAGGGCATGAGGATTACAGCACTTATCGCATCACAGGCAAGCAACTTTGTTTCTCATCAGAGGTAAACAAAGCCCCACCACCATTGCCCTCATCATCACGACTGGGGAAGAACCATAGACCATCTTGCGTTTGAAAAGCAACAGTCCTTTCATCCCATCCCATATCCTCGGATTCTTCCTCGGTCAGGTAGCGAACATTCACAATGCGTTTATGCAACAGTAGTTTCTTGGCTTCATCCAACCAAAACTTTTCAAGTTCCAAATCCTTTTTCATGCTTCCTCCTGAATTTCAGTTATCACAAAACCATCTGCCACGACTGACCCTACCTCTAATGGCTCTCCGTCCATGTAATAAAATATTTCCTGATCCTCTAGGTCTTCGACCTCATCCCATTCACCTAATGCAATTTTTACGGGATATAAAAGTCTTTCGGGTTCATCTTCCCAGTAACCTTCGCAATACTTGGTTTGGTATTTCATAAGTCCCCCATTGATATTAGATAAATTGCGTAGCCCAAAACATAGGCGGTGTATAGAATCCCAATAAACAAAAGGGCATTGAACAACCAGTCGAACTTGCTAAACATTAGAATCCCCTTATTCAAAGTCAGGTGGCACGATTACATCGTATTTGCGGAGCAGAGCAATCGCCTTATCCGACAGGCACATCACTCCGTCATAGTCCGACAGGCAACGGATACCAAACTGGTCAATACTGAACCACAGCCCAATATGCTCAAAGCCCACATCCTCTATGTCCCACTCAATGAACCCAGTCGCATCGTCATTGAAATACAACTCCATTGTTGATTCGTGAGTCCCGATATCCCTCTCGCCCCAACTGCCCTCCATAATCAAAGGGCAGTTAAAGGTTTCTTTCCCGATAAAGTAAGTAGCCATATCAATACTCCGAGCAAAGCATCAGCACATTGTCAGTCAGGAAAAACTCATAGACCCCATCAGGGCAGTCGGTGAATTCAATCGGCTTTTGATACAGTCGGCTTATGTCCCCATCCTCAACGATGATCTCTGCCTTACCATCCTTCGCAGTCAGGTAAATAGTCATGAAAGGGTATTTGTCGCTGAATGGGTAAATCTCGGTGGCAACGATGTCCAAGAACCAAAATGCCCCTGCTTCCTTGGCAAAGTATTGCACCCCATCCGTGTGCTTGAGATGCTGACCAAATGCAAAACCAAAGGCGGATGTCTTATGGTATTGCTCTGTTCCGTAGAACTGGCTTAAATCAATCGTTTTCATTTTCATCCTCGTCTGCTGGATCAGTATCAATAGTGATGTGACCAAATTTTAGTTTGCCCGAACCATCATCAATGCACAGGGTATCTTTAGAAAAATTCACGACCTCATGACCTGACAGGTCTTCCAACAACTCTACTGGCACAAGTCCCAGTAGTCCTGCATCAACCCCATACTCATTGCCATCCGTGCCACGATAGCAACCATCGCCCCACTTAGTGCTAAATGCCAGCACAAAAAATTTTTGCATCCCATCCTTTACGCACCCAATCGGATTTTGGAAGTAATTGCACGATAGCAATAAATCATTCCAGTCCTTGTCAGGAACGGCATAGCAGGGATCACCAATTACATAACTGCCTTTTGGCACTACCACTTCAACTTGTTTTATTTTCATTTCAACTCCTAGCAGGTTTGTCAAATATTGGCTCTCGCCAATTTCGGGGATTGACCCCATCATCAGTTTGACTGGTAATAATCGGGCATCAGTATGCGTTTTAATTGATCGACTGATTTGCCAGTCATACGGCTTAACTGGGCAAGAGTCAGGTTTGGGTTTAAATCGTATAGATCGTTGATTTCATCGTCTGTGTAGTGCATGTGGTCAGTCCCCTTAAAATGTTTTAACCCAAATTCGGGCATAGTCGGCAAGGTCATACAGGTTTTCAAGCAAGCAATCAATCTCGGATTGATCATCAGAGAAAGAGATCAGACCCTCGGCAATGTCTTCAAGATCGCCAGTAATATCCTTGCGGTCAGTCCAAGACTGGTTTGCTTCGATAAACTGGGTGATGCGAGCAGATGCTTTGGTGGCAAAGGCTTGTGCATCCTCAGTTAGTTCAAAGTCCCCAAGCAGGTCAGCAAAGTCAATGGTTTGTTTCCAGTTAGCCATTCGTATCCCCTTAGTAAGATGATCTTGCTTCGGCTTGATGCTCTGCCATCATATCGGCACGAACATCAATCAAGGCTTGCAGGGATTTGAATGTCTTAGCGAGATCCATACCATTTATGGACAATTCAGCCAGTAGATCGGCATCAGTCCAGCACTCTACAATTACATCCCAGCCCTCGTTATAAAAGACAGTAGCGTATTCTTTGATTGCTTTAATCTTTTTTTCTTGCTCAGTCCAGTCAGATACTAGGGGAAAATACAACCGAAAATTCAAGCATTCAGCGTATAGCCCACTTACTTCGCAATGGGCAAAATTACTTTCACCTTCCATAAGATCAAAATGACCATTGCTTACAGGTAGTTCATCCATAAAAGCCTTTAAATCACTGATTTCTTCAGGGCTTAAACCGCTTTCATCCCCATTGATAATGGCACTTGCAAGGTGTTCGCTTATGGTGTATTGGTAGTAGTCGAATTCCATGGTATCTCCTAGATTGAATACTGCTTTTGTTGAACGGCAACTTCATAGCCCAGTGATTTGATTGTCTTCAATGCATCAATGGTCAATGTCTTACAACCAGTAAGGCGAGCAAGCAGGATAGCCTTATGGCATAAGGGATAGAAGGTTTCTTTCCCGTAAATATTCTTAACTTCAACTTCAATAATCATGGTCTTAATCTCCTAGCAGGTGGTTAATTTGTGAATCATCAGGTGAGTGACAATTTCATTGTCAAGCATAATTTAATTGACTGTCAAGTATTTTTTTAAATATATTTTATCCCTTATAGAATAAGGCTCGCAGGGTGATTGTCAGGTGGATAGAAGCACTTGCTTGTGTATCAAGGCTCACAAAAACATAAAGCACGGCTCTGTGGATCGCATAAATCGGGGAACTGGAGGTTAAAAGCGGGTAAGTAGCGAAGCGAAACAGCCCAGTATTGAAAGCACTAGAGAGAGGTAAGACACTAGGGAATAAAGTAAGCAGAGAGTATTAACACAATCGCCCTTATAGGCATAGAATAGACGGGTATGCCGATTATCACTAGATACCCATGAAAAGACTAACAAGGAAAGAAATCGAAGCAGGGCTTGAGGCTATGCCTATGGATACGATTCTATTAGGGGCGGTAACTGCCAAGACAAGCAGACTAACCAGTAAACAACGGGCTTTTGCCAAGGAAGTCGCAATGGGTAATACGAAGACTGGGGCTTATCGGAAGACCTATAAGACCAAGGGCAAACCATCAACCCAGTCAGCCGAAGCACAGAAACTCTCAAAGAACCCAGCGATAGCCACTCAGATTGAGGCGTTTAAGGTGGCTTTGGAGGCGAATCAGTTTATTACGCCAGCCTCTTTAAGGGCATTGGCAATCCATAAGATCACAGAGAAGGCTCTCGATCCTGCTGTTCCGCCTGCCCAGCAACTGAAGGCACTGGAACTATTAGGGAAGATAACCGAGGTGGCACTGTTCACAGAACGCAGGGAAATAGTGCAGGTTACGAACTCACAGGACATGAGGGATAAGTTACTGAACTCTATTCGACTGGCAATATCTAGTCAGGGTGCAGAGAATGTAGAGGTGGATGATGCAGACAGTTTACTGGCAGAGATCACTGGAGTAAGTAATGTGATGGATGATGCAACCAGTCCTGAAGGATTGAATGATGATGTGATTGACGAGGTGCAAGAGGAAATCGTAGAGGTGGTGGCATCGACAAACGGCATTCCTGCCGACCCACAGACCCCCGATCCCCAATTTTTGGCAACGACCTCGGAGCCAGACTTGCATAGTATTCCACACATCCGAACACCTCCAAATCTCACTGGAACACCTGTTCCAGTGACAACTCCTTTAGAATCAAACACTTGCGAGTCAACTAGTATTAACCCTAATAAGGATATCAGTCCTTTAGGGGGTGGGGGTACAAAAAATGCAGCGTGACAAAAATATGTTTCACATGAAACACCCCCCGTCAACTTTCTATACAAAAAAGGGGTGGGGGGTATGAAAATAAAAGATGAATATCCAGATTTGCTAACCTTAGACGGCTTCGATGAGGCGATCATCGGAGTAGTGGAACGTATCGGTATACAGGCAATTTGCTATGACACCCAAAAGATCATTGACATCCTAAAACGGGACATGGATGAAGACATGGCATGGTTGTGGTTTGATATAAATATCGCCAAGGCATGGGTCGGGGAGTCGACACCGTTCTTTTTGCACAGGGGGACGTAATGGATGAACTAAAACTGGTACGGGCAAAAGGTGCTGCAATGCACTCGCTTGGAATCTTAATAAACCATGACCGTGAGGCGCTCATGCAGATTCTGACTTTTGTAAAAGAGCATTTATTAGAAAAAGAAGCTCAGGCGACTAAGGCGATGTTCTTGGCAAATGAGGTTGTAAGAAAAGCCCGTTATGGGAAGGCATAAGGTAACGACTGTGACCCCAGCGCAAAAAGAGATCTTTTTGGTGATTGACTCATTCTGGAAAAAGCATGGGTTTGGACCATCTATTGACGATATTATGTATTTGACTGGCGAGAAAAGTCGAGGCAACGTCTGCCGTAAGATGTGGCGTTTAGTCGCCTTGGGAATGTGCAGTGGGATCAAAGGGGTTCCAAGGTCTATTCGTCCTAAGTACATTCGGGCGCACCACATTGAGTAAATTAGAAGAAATCCTAGCCAGCCTTGGAGAAGGTGAACGTGCCAGCATTATGGAAATGGCACAAGCCTATCAAGACTCGGTAACACGGGAAAAAGGGCAAGTGTCCTTTATGGAGTTCGTAAAAGTCATGTGGCCTGGATTTATTCTAGGACGCCATCATAAAGTCATGGCTAAAAAATTTGAGGAGATTGCCAATGGAAAAACTAAGCGTCTTATTATTAATATGCCTCCCCGCCATACTAAGTCTGAGTTTGCCAGCTACCTACTGCCAGCCTGGTATCTTGGCAAGTTTCCTCATAAAAAAATTATCCAGTGTTCTAACACAGCCGAACTCGCAGTTGGGTTTGGACGGAAAGTTCGTAACTTAGTAGATGGAGATGTCTATGGCAAAATCTTTCCTAACGTGGCTTTGCGACATGATAGTAAAGCTGCTGGTCGTTGGGCTACTAATGCCAACGGTGATTATTTTGCTATCGGTGTTGGGGGTACTGTCACTGGTAAGGGAGCAGATTTACTCATTATTGACGATCCTCACTCGGAACAAGAAGCAGCCCTAGCATCCTCGGATCCATCGGTGTACGACAAGATCTTTGAATGGTACGGATCTGGTCCACGGCAACGACTTCAGCCAGGTGGCTCAATCGTAATAGTAATGACCCGCTGGTCAAAACGGGACTTAACGGGCAGAGTACTTCAGTCTATGGTCGAGCGAGACGGGGACGAATGGGAAGTCATTAACCTTCCAGCCATTCTACCTACAGGCAATCCCCTCTGGCCTGAGTTCTGGTCATTAGACGAATTAGAAAAACTTCGCAACGAACTGCCAATTTCCAAATGGTCAGCGCAGTATCAGCAAGATCCAAGCTCAGAAGAAGGCGCCCTAGTCAAACGGGAATGGTGGCAAATCTGGGAAGACGAAAGACCGCCAGCCTGTGACTTTGTAATCCAGTCTTGGGATACCGCTTTTACTAAAAACGAGCGTTCAGACTACTCTGCCTGCACAACTTGGGGGGTTTTTTATAAAAACGAAGATCCCAATGATGCCCACATTATTTTGCTAGACGCACTAAAAGAACGGCTGGAGTTTCCTGAACTTAAGAAACGAGCCATGGAAATGTATACCGAATGGGAACCCGATGCGTTTATTGTGGAAGCAAAAGCCTCTGGTGCTCCCCTTATATTTGAGCTAAGATCCATGGGTATACCAGTACAAGAATTTACACCTACCCGTGGAAATGACAAGATCTCCCGTGTAAACTCTGTAGCAGATATGTTTGCATCAGGTAAAGTATGGGCACCTAGAAAACGGTGGGCAGAAGAGGTTATTGAAGAGATGGCAGCGTTCCCTAATTCAGACCACGATGATTTGGTTGACTCGGCAACACAGGCACTATTACGTTTTAGAAAAGGCGGGTTTATCCGACTACAAAGCGATGAACCAGATGAACAGCGGTACTTTAAGTCTAGACGACCAGTCAGTTATTACTAAGGAAAAATAATGGCAATTGATAAAGCACTCTACGAATTACCCCAAGGTCTTGAGGCAGCCTCTGCCGCCATGGAGCCAATTGAGATCGAGATCGAGGATCCAGAAGCTGTCCGCATTGGCATTGATGGGCTAGAGATTGAAATCAAGCCAGAAGAAGAAACTGCCGATGACTTTGATGCTAACCTAGCCGAATACTTAGATGAAGGTTATTTAACCCAGATGTGCAATGACCTTCTGGGTGATGTAGAAGGTGACGTATCGTCCCGTAAAGAATGGATGCAAACCTATACAGACGGCATCGAGCTGTTAGGCATGAAGATCGAGATCCGTTCTGAACCATGGGAAGGCGCCTGCGGTGTATACCATCCATTGCTTTCCGAAGCCCTAGTTAAGTTCCAAGCCGAAACAGTTATGGAGACTTTGCCTCCAGCTGGTCCAGTCAAGACCGTGGTTGTTGGCAGGGAAACCCCTGAAATTATGGCCTCGGCTGATCGTGTTCAAAAGGACATGAACTACCAAATTACCGAAAAGATGCCAGAGTACCGTCCAGAGCATGAGCGTATGTGTTGGGGACTCGGACTTTCAGGTAACGCTTTTAAGAAAGTCTACTTTGATCCTTCCCTAAACCGCCAAGTATCCCTGTTTGTGCCAGCAGAAGACCTGATTGTTCCGTATGGCGCATCTGACTTACAAAACGCAGACCGTGTTACCCACGTCATGCGTAAGACTGAAAACGAACTACGCAAGCTGCAGGTCGCAGGATTCTACCGAGACATTGATCTTGGCGATCCAGTCAACTCGTTTGATGATGTAGAAAAGAAAATTGCAGAAAAAATGGGCTTCCAAGCAACAACGGATGACCGCTATAAACTCCTTGAAATTCAAGTTAATCTTGATATTGAAGGTTTTGAAGACACAGATGAAGATGGAAAGACTACTGGAATTGCTCTGCCATACATTGTCACTGTGGAAAAGGGAACGCAGAAGGTATTAGCGATCCGTAGAAACTGGAGACCTGAAGATGAAACAAAACAGAAACGCAATCACTTCGTTCATTACGGCTACGTGCCTGGCTTTGGCTTTTATTGTTTTGGCCTTATTCATCTTGTGGGCGCCTTTGCAAAGTCTGGAACGTCTATTATTCGGCAGCTGGTCGATGCTGGAACGCTTTCAAACTTGCCAGGTGGCTTTAAGTCCCGTGGACTGCGCATCAAAGGCGATGACACCCCAATCAGCCCTGGAGAGTTCCGAGACGTTGATGTCCCAAGTGGAGTCCTCAAAGACAACATTCTGCCATTACCGTATAAGGAACCCTCACAAGTCCTATATAGTCTGCTTGGCACAATTGTAGAAGAAGGGCGCCGATTTGCTTCGGCATCGGATATGAAGATTGCCGACATGTCAGCCAACACCCCAGTTGGCACGACACTGGCTATTCTTGAGCGCACCCTAAAGGTAATGTCGGCTGTTCAAGCCCGTGTTCACTACTCGATGAAGCAGGAACTAAAGCTCTTAAAAGACATTATCCGTGACTACACGCCTGACCAGTACAGCTATACGCCTGACGTTGGCACTCGGTTTGCTAAACAAGAAGACTATGACAACTGTGACGTAATTCCTGTAAGCGACCCAAATGCCGCCACAATGAGCCAGAAAGTGGTTCAGTACCAAGCCGTCCTGCAACTTGCCCAGCAAGCTCCGCAGCTGTACGACTTAGGTCAACTGCACCGCCAGATGCTAGAAGTCTTAGGCATTAAGAACGCCAAGAAGCTGGTCAAGATTGAAGATGATCAGATGCCAGAAGATCCTGTAACGGAGAACATGAACATCTTGAACATGAAGCCAGTCAAGGCGTTCCTCTATCAAGACCATCAGGCGCACATTCAGGTGCATATAAACGCCATGCAAGACCCTAAACTGGCTCAGTTAATTGGTCAAAACCCACAAGCTCAGGCTATTGCTGCAGCTGGAATGGCGCATATTCAACAGCACCTAGCTTTTGAATACCGTAAGCAGATGGAAGACATGATGGGCGTTCCATTGCCTACTGGCGAAGAAGAAAACGAGGAAGCTATTCCACGGGATATGGAACTTCAAATCTCTAGAATGGCTGCACAAGCCTCTGACCAGTTGTTAAATCGCAACAAAACCGAAGTGGCTGCCCAGCAAGCCCAGCAAGCAGCCCAAGATCCAGTTATTCAAATGCAAGCCAAGGAACTTGAACTCAAACAGGCCGAGGAACAAAGAAAGGCGCAGAAAGATCAATCCGATGCAGCTGCCAAAACAGCCCAGCTTGAGATTGAGAAGGAAAGAATTGCTTCACAAGAGCGTATAGCCCAGGCTAGTTTGATGTCCAAACTACAGAAAGACAAGCAAGAGCTAGAACTCAAAGCAATGCAAGCAGTAGCCAATGTTAATAAACCTCAAACAGGGAAAAAATAGTGGATCAAAATTTAGACTTCCTCTTAAGAGAGTACAAAGAACGCATAGACATGCTCCAAAAAGCGGTTTCTGCGGGAAATTGCACCAATTTTGAGGAATATAAGTACGCATGTGGACAAATTCGGGGTCTTGAGTCTGCATGTTTAACCCTTACAGACCTCAAACATAGAATGGAGAACTCGGATGAGTGAAACCACAATTCTGATCGGCTCAAATCCCGATCAGCCGCAAGTGGTAGGCGCAGTAAACATTAGTGCAACAAACGAAGAAAAGGCAAAAGCCCTTCCTGAACCATCTGGATACCGTATTTTGGTAGCTATTCCAGAGCAAGAGAAGGAATATGAAAGCGGAATCATCAAAGCTGATTCTGTTATGCACACGGAAGAGCTACTTTCTACCGTATTCTTCGTAGTTAAGATGGGTCCAGATTGCTACAAAGACGCAACCCGTTTCCCAACTGGCCCATGGTGCAAAGAAGGTGACTTTATTCTAGCCAGACCAAACTCTGGCACACGATTAAAGATCCACGGACGTGAATTTAGGATCATCAATGACGATTCTGTAGAAGGAATTGTTGAAGATCCCCGTGGCATAACCAGAGCATAAGGAGAAAATCATGCCAGATATGGAAATGACGGAATTTAAATTCCCAGATCAAGTTTCTAAAGCGGAACCTGAAGTTGAAGAACTAGAACCCATTGAAATTGAGGTAATAGACGATACAACACCAGAGGACAGGGCTAATGCAGAGCCTATGCCTAGGGAAATTGTTGAAGAACTTGATAACGATGACCTAGAAGCCTTTACTGGGGAAGCAAAGAAGAAGTTGTTGCAGATGAAAAAAGTCTACAACGATGAACGCAGAGCCAAAGACGCTGCTGATAAAGAACGTCAAGAAGCTGTTGATTTTGCTCAAAAAATTATTGAGGAAAACAAACGGCTAAAGACAAAACTATCAGCTGGAGAACAGACTCTTGTAAGCAATTACAAAGAAAACGTTACTCGTGAACTAGAACAGGCTAAACAGGCTTATAAGGACGCTTATAATTCTGGAGACTCTGATCTTTTGGTTGATGCCCAAGAAAAACTGACCGAAATTAAAATGAAGGTTCAGGATTTAGAACGATATCAACCAGAATTTTCACAAGAGGCTTTACAATCTCAAGAAAATGAGGTACAAATACCTCAAACCCAACGTTTGGACTCAAAAACCCAAGCGTGGCTGGACAAAAACAGCTGGTATGGGACTGATGATGATATGAGTTACCTAGCAATGGGTATTCATAG